AAACTTCCACCAGGAATTCTATCAACTATTTCTTTTAATTTACCACCCCAACTTATTGAAGTATTTAATAGTTTTGAGAATAACGGAGATGACTTTCCGGCATCCGCTAATAACCTACCAGCTTCCACAGTACTACCACCTTTTTTCACAATACCCATCGCTTGGTTTACACCTCTCATCGCTTTACTACCTTTTGACACACCCATAAGAGGTTTTGCCATAACGTCTCCAACATACGGTATTATCGCAATCATAGATAAGAAACCAAAGAAATATTCTCCTTGCCTTATATAATCAAGACCATTTACTAAATCCACTAAACCTGTTGGGTCAAAAATACCAACAACGTCTCCAATAGTATTCCACCATTCTTCATTTAATAGTTGACCATTTTCATCGTAAAATTCTTGGATGGTTTTGAGTTGGGATTCTGTTATAATAATATCTGACATTTTAATGTTTTATTTATAAATATCACTACTAACAAAAAAAAGGGTCGTAAGACCCTTTTCTATTCTAATTCTAATTCAGTTTGATTTCTTTCCTCAATAAAATGTTTAATCCTATTCTTAGCAATCTCAACATAGTTTGAACTATATTCGATTCCCAACCATCTACGACCTAGTAATTCCGCACTAACCGCAGTAGTTCCACTACCCATAAAAGGGTCAAGAACAATATCATTTTTATAACTTAAAATCTTAATTGCTTTTGATGGTATGTCCATTGAGAATGTCGCTTTAGTCAATGATTTGGTATCTGCAAAATATTCCCATCTACCGAAAACTAAATTCATAAACTCTTTCTTATCATCATCATCATAAATAACTTTATCTTTTAAAGTACCATCTTCCAATGTTATTTTAGTATGGCTACCTTCCCATTGTGATTCACCCTTATTTAATTTCTTTTTTGATTTCTTATAAGCAAGTATTACACATTCTTTCGGGTTATAGATGTAAGGGCTGCTAGCACTCATCCAAGAACCCCAAGCCGTTTGTCTAACTCTATGTGGAGAATCTTCTGTAAGGTCAACCATCCCAAAGAATTGGAACCCAACCTCTTTCATCTTCATCCAAAATTCGGCATTGAATAATATTCTCCCACCACGTTCTTGAACATTCATTTCAATTGGAACATTTATTGCAACCCTTCCATCGTCTTTCAATACTCGGAAAGCCTCACTCAACCAATTAATGGTGAAATCCCAATACTCCTCCATTGACAACCCATCGTCGTATTCATCATACTTAATGTTGGCGTTATATGGTGGAGAGGTGACAATTAAATCAACACTACCTTCAGGTAAAGTCTTCATTACATCAACACAATCCCCATTAATTATTTTACCCGTTTCTATCATCTTCTTCTCTTTCTTTTTTTACTTCAAGATATGACTCATATAAACTATCTCTAAAAGAATATAATTCATCATAAACCTCTTCATTATAATCATCATCATCCCACATACGTTCAGAATCAACCTCATCATAGTCTTCAATATCATCGTAGTCATACCCATAAACAAAAGCACCTACCGGAGAATACCCTTCATCTTCATAAGTTCCGTAAGCAACAATATCCTTATCAACTTCATTTAATACCTCAACCACTTTTTGAATATATTCTGTTGGGACATTCCAAGCGGTTTCAATTACTAAATCAACCTCAGGAGTATATTCAACATCACCAAATTCAATCTTAATCCATTTTGAACCAATGTTTTCATCCATCCATTCTCTATTCATGTAGTTGTCAGTATTATTGAATTCAGTCTTAAATAATTTATTAAAGTGTTCAACCACTTTAACCTCTGAACTATTCTCACCTTCAGTTTCAAACAATTCTTTAACTTTACCAAAAGTTTCTTCGTTAAGATTCACAATCTTAACATAAGTTGTCATTGTATTTGCCATACTAATCTTTTAATCGGTATTCCCAACCATTTTCTTTTTTTATTGGTGTAATCTCTAAATCCAAGAACACCGCGTTTTGTTCATCAGCATACAAACCAAGTATGTTGTAATCGTAAAACTCTTCAGCTTCACCCATCGTCATCAAATCTCTTTCTTGGAGAATGTTTAGTATTTTTTGTTTGGAATATAAAACCCTATTCCCATTACCAAACTCTTCAACAATCCCAACGATTGCAGATTCCAACCCGTCTAATAATATCGCACCTTCTGCGTATTCTTCAATATCAACAGTTACTTTCATAACTTACCTTCTTGTTTCATTTGTTGCCGAATCTTTGTTGCGGATATGTCGTGAATTTCTTGAGGAGGAATTCTCTCTATTATATCATAACCAACACCTCTCCCGAATTCAATGGAACAAATATCCGGAATCACCATAACTCTAACTTTACCCTCATTATGTTCTTGAGAATAATAATCCGTAATATTATTTCTCACTTCCTCTGCGGTAAAAGGGTTTTTTTCATCAGGTTTAATATCTCTAATACATATTAAAACATTTTTACCTTCATCCATCGCCTGTTGAAATAACGATTTATGTCCGTCGTGCAATGGTTGCCATCTTCCAACAAACATAGCGAATTGACCATCTCTTGGTTCCAATGATGAACCAACATGAATTATTTTATCCCAATTACTCATGACTGTCTAAAAAATTAAAGATTTCTTTTTTTGTTGGATTTGGATTGTCTTTAAATTTTTCTAAAAACTTTTCTTTTAATCGTATAGGAATTACCGCGGTTTTCATTTTAATGTCCATATTCCCATTTTCATCAACCTCACCATTATCCATATAATATGCAAGGTAAAATTGTATTTCCGGTTCCTCTCTATTTATTTCCATATTCATTAATTTTAGTAATTAATTCACCAAGTGATGTAAATTCTGAAACGCCAGTAGTATCAATATCAATATAGTTTTCAGTCGGTTTCTCATAGTTTTCAACATGAAAACCTTCCCTTCCACGAACATCATCAGTGTGAACATAAATTTCAATAACATTACTTTTTCCCTTAAGTTCGTCTCTTAAATCTTTATAAGGTGACACCAAAGAAATAATTACATCAATACCTTTGGCATTCAAAAACATTGCGATGTCTTGGGCTCGTCTAATATTATTTCTTCTACCCTCCTCTGAGTAATCTTTGTTTTGGAAGATGTCCCTAAGGTCATCACCGTCAATTTGTATAATATTTTGAGGATACAAATGTTGTTTTAATAATTTGGACAATGTGGTCTTACCAGCATGAGGTTGTCCTATTAAGTAATAAATCATCCTTGTAAATTTTCTATTCGTCTCTGAAGATACCAAGCAGCTTTCTTTAAATCTTCCAATTCCTTTTCAGGATTTTTTATACCCGCCCTTGAGATATACTTAACAGTATTACCCAAGTGAAAGTCTAACTCCCATGACTCAATAACTTTGATTGCCTCATAAGGATTGTCCGCACCACCATAATGAAGTGGGTTGTTTACCATTTCTCCACTCATGATAATTACTGAATACTATTCTTACCTCTCTTGGTAACAGGTTTATCTTCAGAACCTTCTACAGTTTCTTTTTTAGAAACAGGTTTAACTCTTCTAGTAAGAGCTTTCCATTCACTTTTTGGACAGTAAGCCCAAACACCCGTGTTTACTTTGTTATCAGCATCTTTTTCTTCAGTTCTGATAACTTCTCCAATCTCTCTTGAGTTGGTTTTCTTGATTGTTTTAATGCACTTCATAGGTTTCTTCCTCCGTGTTTAAATTAATAATGTTTAGTATTTCTTGTTCGGTCTTACCGGACAAGTATAAGTCGTAAATGATTTCACTAAGGTCATCCTCAAATATCATCACATCGGCTCGACCATAATAGAGGTTTAATCTATTATCGTTGAGAGCCGTTAAAGATGATTGTTTTGTTATGTATCTTTTGTTAAATCCCACATAAGAATTATAAACAAATTATAATTCAAAGTCAAAGTTATTTAACTTTTCTGAGTTAACTATTTGAAAAATATATGCAGTTATTTTTCTTTTCATTATTGGAACTAAGGTTTGTTCCATTGGGAAATTTTGTGAGGATTGTATTTCAAATATTGGAAGGTCCTTGAAGTATTCAGTTTGATTCCAAGTTGAGAATGTTTCAATAATTTCGGGTACTGATAAATCTTCTGAAGAACCGTCATAAATTGAATTCAAATAAGTTTTATGATTACCTCCATCTCCTTTGGTTTTCTTAATTTCATATTCCCACACAAATAGTTTGGTATCTACTTTATTATAATAAAATACATATCCGTGACCTGTGGCAATTGATTTTCGATTCTTTTTAATATAAAGGTCAATGTTATCGTAAGCTAAGTTCCATATCGATTTTGCAACATTGAATGCGTCAAATAATCTTGAGTTAGAGAATTTTAAAGTCTTCACCAATTCTTCTTCCTCTTCTTCTGTGAGTTCTCTTGGTTTTTTAGGTGTAAGTTCCTTAACCAAAATCTCCTCATCACAAGATTCAAATTTTTTATTAGTTAATAATAATGTATTTTCTTTAACTAATGTTTTTAATTTTGATAA